CTGGTTTTAGTAATGCAGATATATCAACACTTTTAAACTTTGCTCCTGCTAATACTATTAGTGCTATTGAAAGATATTTAGATACTTTAACTGGCGTAAGAAAACAGTTAGATATATCAGAGAAAGAATATAAAGATGTAACTGGAAGAATTAAAGAAATGAATAAGGCTTTAGAACAACAAAGGAATTTATTAAGAGAAAATACTAAAGAAGGTAAAATTAGTAGACAAATGCGGTCTGAAGCAAGAGATATTAGACAAAGGATTGCTGAAAGTCCTCGTGGTAGATTTAGAAGATTTGTAAGAGGTAGGACTGCTGAAGATAGAAGAATAAGAACTCAAGTAGGTTCTAGTGCATTAATTGGTGGAGCTTTTCCCTTGTTATTTGGTCAAGGTCTTGGTGCTTCTGCTGGTGGCTTTGCTGGTGGTGCTGGAGGTGGAGTAATAGGTGGACAAGCTGGATTTGCATTATCTCTTGTTGGTACTCAATTAGGTGCTCAATTTGATAAGTTGGCTCAATCAGCAATGGAGCTTGGTAAAGCATTAAGGAATCCTATAGAGAATATTGATTTACTTATTCAAAAATTAGGTGCAGCAAATACACCTTTTGCGGATACTGTTGCCACTTTAAAAAGTTTAGGACTTGAAGCAGTTGCAGCACAACAAGTTTTAGATCAATTTAATAAAACATTTGGAACAAATAAACAAACTTTAGATTCTTTATCAGAAGAATCTATAAGATTTGAAAATGAATTACAAAAATTAGGAACAGGTATGGCTATGTTTGTAGCTGGACCTTTAACATTTTTCTTAGAAAAAATTAACAGAGCATTAGGTTTTCAAACTGTTAGTGGATTGAAAACTGAGGCACAGTCACAAGCTGTAAAAGAAGCTAGAGCAAAGGCTAATGCATTTAATCAACCTGGAGGCAAAACAACTGGTAATCCAATTTTAGACTTTTTGGGGCCAGGTCTTGCTCTCTTTGGTGAGAGTTTTACTAAGGAGGGTGAATTAAGAGATAGACCCGAAGTTAAAGCAAGAGCCTTTGAAATATTTGAACAGGAAATGAATAAAATAGGTTTAGGTGGTACAGAAGGAACAAGAAACTTTGCTAATGAAGATTTACAAAAATTAATTAAAGAAAGAAGAGATTTTGAATTGTCTACATTACAAAGTCAATTAGAAATACAACAAAAGAGTTTGACATTCAGAAATGAAGATTTAGATGTATTAAAGAAAAGAATTGATTTAGCAAAAATAAATGAACAAATTACAGTAAAAGAAAAAAATCTATCAGGTCTTTTAACTGACGAAGCAAGGAATCAAGTTCAATTTGAATTAGACAAACTTAATATTCAAAAACAAATTAGTGAAGAATTATTGAATCAATCAATAATTATGGCTGACCCCGTACAAGCTGCATTGGTTGATTTAAATAAAGAAATGGAAAAATTTAATGATATGAGATTTCAAGCAGTAGAGTTTGCGAAAGCATTTGGAGGTGCTTTTGAAAATTCATTTAAAGGAATAATAAAAGGAACAATGAGTGTTCAAGATGCATTTAGAAGTATGTTTATGCGTATTGCAGATCATTTCTTAGATATGGCTGCACAGATGATGGCTACACAAATACAACGTGGCATTTTAGGAATGTTTAGTAATTTATTTAATCCAATTTCTTTAGGCAATGATGTTCAAGGATTTGTCGGAGGACAAACTCCTTTATTAGCTGCAAATGGTGGTCCTGTTGGAATGAGAAAACCTTATATTGTTGGAGAACGTGGACCAGAATTATTTGTTCCTAATCAATCAGGAAATATTATTCCAAACCATGATTTAGCTGGTGTTGGTGGAGGTGGTACAAATATTGTAGTGAATGTAGATGCTTCTGGTTCTAACGTAGAAGGAGATGAAGATGAAGGTAGAGCTTTAGGTGTTGCATTATCAGCAGCTATAGAGACAGAATTGATTAAACAAAAAAGACCTGGAGGTTTACTTGCATAATGGCTACTTTTCCATCAATCACACCAACATACGGACAACAAAAAAGATCCGCACCACTAACTAGAACAGTTCGTTTTGCTGATGGCTATGAACATAGAATTTTATTTGGACTTGCTGCTCATCAAAATCCTAAGATATTCAATCTTACTTTTAATGTATCGGAAACAGATGCGGACACCATAGAGGGCTTCCTTGATAGTCGTGCCAATGATAGTGCCAGCTTTACTTTTACTCCACCAGGAGAAGGTTTTACAAAAACAGGAACTTATTCTCAATCAGGTACTACAGTAACAATTACTATTTCAAGTCATGGTGTAGCTGTAGGAGATGAACTTACTATTGATTACACTTCTGGATCGGCAACTGATGGTACATTTCTTGTCGCTTCGGTAACTGATTCAAACGTTTTTACTGTTACTGCTGCTGCCAGTGCTACCAACAGTGGAAATGTTTCAATTACTTTATCTGGTGCAAGTCAATTTGTTTGCGAAGGTTGGTCAAAATCTATACCATATAACAATAGAGCAACGATCCAAGCAACATTTAGAGAGGTGTTTGAACCATGAGCAGTTCTGCTATTGTTAGCAATCTTCAGAATACAAATCCGTCAGCAATAATTGAACTTTTTACCTTACAACTTGATAATAATTTGCATGGTGCTACTACTATTTACAGGTTTCATGCAGGTAGTAGTCTTAAAGATAATGGAGAAATAGTCTGGGCTGGTAATAGTTATCAAAGATTTCCAATAAAAGCTGAAGGTTTTGCTTTTAGACAAGGGCAGTTACCTAGACCTACATTAACTGTCAGTAATGCACTAGGAACTATCACAGCTATTTTACTTAATGTAAATACAACAACTGCTGGTAATGATCTTACTGGTGCAACTGTTACTCGAATAAGAACACTTGCAAGATTTTTAGATGCCGTTAACTTTCCTGGAGACATAAATCCCTATGGAACACCAGATAACACAGCAGAGTTTCCGCAGGAAATATATAAAATTGATAGAAAATCAGCAGAGAATAGAGAAGCTGTACAATTTGAATTAGCTTCAGTACTGGATCTCGCTGGTATTCGTGCTCCTAATAGACAATGTACTAGAGCCGAGTTTCCTTCCATTGGTACGATTGCAACATGAATTGGAAAGACGCTGCACTTAATCATGCTGAAACAGAAGATCCAAAAGAATCTGTTGGTCTTTTGTTAAATATTCGAGGAAAAGAAAGATATTATCCCTGTCGTAATCTTTCGATGACAGCACATCAATGTTTTATTCTTGATCCAGAAGATTATGTAAAGGCTACTAATGTGGGAGAAGTAACTGCTGTTGTTCATAGTCACCCGACAACACCTCCACAAGCTAGTCAGGCAGATAAAGTTGCTTGCGAACAAAGTAAACTTCCATGGCATATTGTTAATCCTAAAACAAAGAAATGGGGGTATTATGAACCACAGGGATATGAAGCACCTTTACTTGGTCGGCAATGGGTATGGGGTATTACAGATTGTTGGAGTCTAGTAAGAGATTATTACAAACAGGAAAGAGGTATAGAGTTAAAAGATTATGAAAGAACTATTACTCCAGAAGAGTTTATGAAAGATCCTTTATTTGAAAGTTATGCTTGGCGAACAGGGTTTAGAGAACTTAGACCAGATGAAAAACTACAATCTGGAGATGTTTTATTGATGAGTATTTTAGATTCAACTTTAAATCATGTAGCTATTTTTCTTGGAGATGAGGTATTACATCATTTAACCGATAGACTATCTTGTAGAGAGCCATACTCTCCGTGGTTATTAAAATGTACAGGAAAAAGGTATCGTTATGCTTCGTAAAATAAAATTATATGGAGAGCTTGCAAAGTTTGTAGGACATAAAGAATTTGAGGTAAAAGCAGATAGTTTGCGTCATGCTGTTAGTTTTTTAATAAATAATTTTGAAGGTGTAGAAAAATATATGAATCCAAAACATTATCAGGTAAAAGTTGGTAATTATGCAATTGATGAATCAGAATTATCTTATCCTATCGGACAGGAAGATATACATTTTATTCCTGTTATTGTTGGTGCTGGTAGAGGTTTTGGAAAAATATTATTGGGAGCAGCTTTGATTGCAGGTGCTTTTTTCCTCCCTGCAAGCATACCTGGTGGTCCTGCTACTTTTTCATTAAAGGCAGGATTAGGTGGTGGATTTATAGCAAAAAGTATGGTTTATGTTGGTGCTTCTTTAGCATTGATGGGTGTATCTGAATTATTATTTCCTTTGCCTAAACCTCCTAAATTTGAATCAGAAGAAGATCCTAGATTATCATTCAGTTTTGGTGGAACGCAACAGACAGGAAGAGCAGGAACTCCTGTTCCTCTAGTTTACGGAGAGATATTTACTGGTAGTGTTGTAATAAGTGGTGGTATTGATACTGAACAGGTACAGGCATGATTGAAAAGAAACATCTTATTAGAGGTGCAAAAGGTAATGACCCACCTCCTTCTCCTCCGCAACCGACCAGAGAACCTGATACTTTACACAGTAGGCAGTTTGCAACCTTTCTTGATCTTGTTTCAGAAGGAGAGATAGAAGGTTTTGCAACAGCATCTAAAGAAGGAAGAACAAAAGGTACAACTGCATATAATAATGCTGCATTAAAAGATGTTTTTCTTAATGACACTCCAGTACTAAGATCAACAGCAGATTCCACAGATCCTCAAACTGTTGATTTTAATTTTCAAGATGTAAAGTTTACTCCTCGATTTGGTACAGGAGATCAAACAAAAATACCTGGAATTGAAAGTAGTGTATCAACAACAAGTGTTGGTGTAGAAGTTACTGCAAGCACTCCTGTTACTCGTCAAATTACAAATACAAATGTTGATGCTGTAAAAGTATCTATTACATTTCCACAACTACAAAAAGCTACCGATGCTGGAGACTTATTAGGTTCTTCTGTTCAACTTAAAATTGCTGTTCAATATAATTCTGGTGGTTTTACTGATCTTATTACTGACACGATTAGAGGTAGAAGTGGAGATGCGTACCAAAAAGATTATCGTGTAAATATCACTGGATCGTTTCCTGTTGATATAAGAGTTAGCAGAGTTACAGCAGATAGCACAGATACTAATTTAAGAGATAGTTTTCAGTGGACAAGTTTTGGAGAAATCATTGATGATGCTTCTACTTATTTAAATAGTGCATATAGTTCGATAAGACTGGATTCAATGCAATTTAGTTCTATTCCTGCTCGTAAATTTAGAATCAGGGGAATAAAAGTAAGGATTCCAGGAACAGGTGCATCTAGCTCTGGTACTCCTAGTGTTGACAGCACAACAGGCAGAATAGTATATCCAGATGGTTATATTTTTAATGGAGTTATGGGAGCAGCTACATGGTGTTCGTGTCCTGCGATGGTGCTACTCGATCTTCTCACGACTTCAAGGTACGGATTTGGAGATCATATAACAGACAGTTCTCTTGATCTTTTCAGTTTTGTAAATGCCAGTAAGTTCGCCAATACTCTTGTTGATGATGGTGCTGGAGGCACTGAACCCAGATTTAGTTGTAATGTAAATATTCAAAGTCCAAAAGAAGCATTTGAACTGATAAATGATTTGTCAGGTGTGATGAGATGTATGCCAATATGGTCTGCTGGAACAATAACAATTACACAGGATAAGCCAACTGATCCTAGTTATTTATTTAATTTATCAAATGTTACTGAGGAAGGTTTTAATTACTCTGGCAGTAGTTTAAAGACAAGGCATAGTGTTATATCTGTTTCTTACTTCAACATGGATAGTCAGGAGGTTGATTTTGAGGTAGTAGAAGATGCAACTGCAATATCTAAAATAGGAACTGTCGTAAAACAGGTAAAAGCGTTTGCCTGTACTTCAAGGGCTCAAGCAAGAAGATTAGGTAAAGCAATATTATTTGCAGAACAAAATGAATCAGAAGTTGTCGGATTTTCTACTTCTATTGATTCTGGTGTAGTTGTAAGACCAGGTGCAATTATTGAGATTCAAGATCCTGTAAGGGCAGGAGTAAGAAGAGGTGGAAGATTATCTGCTGTTACTTCTACAACTGTTGTTACTGTTGATGATACTTCTGCTACTGATTTAGCTGTAGATGCCAGTGGTAATCCTGTTGGAGATGCAACATTAGCTGTAATTTTACCCGATGGATCGTTTGAAAGTAAGACAATCTCATCTGTCTCAGGTGGTACTATCACTGTAAGTTCTGCTTTCTCTCAGACACCTAATGTATT